TATTTCACAATATATAGATGCACTTAAAGAAGATGGTATAAATATACAAAATTTAAATATGCCAGAATATTTAACTATGCATGCTTCTTTACAAAAAGTATTACAGAAAGGCCCGAATAAACCATATAATTTTGGATTATTAAAAGCAGAAGATACTGCATTTAAATTTTTAACTCAAAATAATTGGGAAACAAGTAAAGCAATTCAAGACTTGTTATATTGTAAAAATAAAAAGAGTGAGCATAAATGTAATTTTTATAATTCACCCATTATAAAACTGAGAGGTGATGATCGAAAAAAATTAGAAAAAAAAAAATACAAACTCATTTTTTAATGTACGAAAAAAAAATGAAATATAATGGTTTTTTAAACAAGAATATCAAATAATGGACATATCAATTTCGTTTATATCAACATTATTATTTATTATTAAATTATTATCTAATGGTAAAGAATGTTCAATAGAATCATTATAACTAAAAAGATCATTTTTTTTATCATCCACATTTTGCGAAATAGAATGATTATTATGAAATTGAAGTAAATTGGAAATGTTTAAAGAAGGTAATAAAGAAAGAGATAATATATCATGATCATCATATACAAATAAAACATCACAAATAGTAGAATCACTTAAATCACTACGTAATCCAACTAATAAAAAGGAATATAATGCAACAAAATTATGACGTTTATTTGGACCCTTCATTTTACCTCTTAAATTCGCACGATATTCATTATTTTCATTATCTATCACTTTAAACATTCCACCTCCATATACAGCAGATACACAAACATATTTCTCATCTTCATTCATACTTAATCTTAATTTCTTATTACCTCCAGAACCAGAACCAGAACCACTTCTTTTATTCGCCAACATTTTTCCTTTCTTTCCTCCTATCGTATTTTTCACCATTTTATCTTTTATTATTCTTCTTTTTTATATCCAACTTTACTTCAATTTTTTATTATATTCATCTTCATATACATTTATTTACTACCTTTAATTAACCAAGAACTTGATTGGATTTTCTCTCCAAAACCATCTAATAATTCTATTCCTAATTCATTACAGATTTTTGCTTCTGGTATACTATTATTATTCTGGTCTCCACCATTACAAAAATATGTAGGTCTAGGTTCCACTGTTTCTAATGTCCTACATACTGTTCTATCTACATCTATCGATTTTATTACATAATCCACACATTTTAATTCTTCTATTATTTTCATTCTCTCTTCCACCGGCATAAATGCTTTTCCCTTTTTTAATATTGCTTGTTCATCATTATTTACTATCACCATTAATTTATCTGCTTTCGTTTTAGATAATTTGAAATATTCAATATGACCTATATGAATTGGATCAAAATATCCACTTACACATGCAATCGACATTTTTACTATTTTTTATTTATCCTTTTTCTTATAAATACTTTTTACTCAAATATCATTATCCTACTCATTTATCGATATCTCCTATTTTCTTACATATATTCTAAATGAGAGAATTACATTAATCCATCTATAGGTACAGGAATTGGATACATACATTTCCCTTTAGGGAAATTATATCCTGTTCTACTTACCAAAATCTTTATTTTCATTCGTTGAAAAAACTATTTTGAGAGAATTTCCATTTGTTTTGTTTTGTTTCGTTTCAAAACATTATCATAATATATATTTCATGTATATATTATGAATATTACTAACGAAAATAAAAATTCTCTCGAAATTAATATACAATCCCCTTCTTCTCCTCTTGTTCCTTTAAATGTACATAATTTCGTGAAAGATATTAATGTCCCTATCGATACTAAAATAGAAACCACTACCACTATGAATGGTGGAGCAACACAAACTACTACAGGTGGTATTTTCAGTTTTTTTACATCTTTTTTTCAACGATTCTATCCACAATCACATAAAAAAAATGATAAAGATCCCTATTTAAATAAAGTTTTTTCTTCTGGAAATGCAAATGTTATCGAAAATGAAACAAAAATAGATATGCATTCTAAAGAAAATAATACTATTCTGCAAAATAAATCAATGGAAGAACAATCTCCACCTATTTTAGAAGACTCTTTGAGAGAAGAAGAAGCTGATATGGATATGGATTATCAAGAAATTACTAAAATTATATTAACTACAGATTATCCTGATATAGTATTAAATGACTCTTTAAAAGGTACTAAATTATTTTATTTCACACAAAGAACAGACACCCCCTCTCAATGGGTATAAAAAAATATTTTTATTAATATTAAAAATCAAACGACCTATCCTATCTACTTTTACTTATCTACTACTACATCACTTACTGTCACTTTCTTTACTTTTTTCACTTTAACCTCTTTTTCTTTGACCTCTTGATCCTCTTTGACCTCTTTCTTCTTTTTCTCTTTCTTTTCTTTAACTACTGGTACTGGTACTGGTAATGTAGTTTCTTCTTTTGGTTTTGTCTCTACGATCTCTTCCGCTTCCAATTCTTTCAAAATGTCATCTACATCTTCTACATTTATTTCTTCTAGTCCAACTGGCTCAGCAACAGAAACAGAAGTCTCTTCTTTTTGATTCATCGATTGAATCAAAAGGTCTAATGGATCCTTTTCTTCTTCTTTATTACCTTCTTGAGCCAACTCCACAATCTGTTGTTTTGGCTTACGACCTCTCTTTGGCTCTTCGTTTTCATTTTCCTTTACCTTTTTCACTCTTGGCTTCTTCACTTTCACTTCTCCTTCGACCGCTTCCTTCTTCTCTTTTTTTACATGTCTTTTTTCTTTTTTTGCTTTTTTATAATCTAATACCATTGGTTTATATAATTCGTCTTCTACTTTCTTTGTATCAAACATGTCTTGCTCAAAGAAAGTAGTTTTCTCAGCAGCAGTTTTATACAAAGGTAAAGCTTCAAGACATTCCATTACCTTCTCTTCCTCTAGAACTCCTTGTTCTTTCAATAACATCATAAATCCCATAATGGAATATAATGTTTTCTTATCTTTCTGGGCAAATGCCTTTGCTTTCACTTTCACAACAACAGTCTCTGTATTAGAGTTTGTGTTTACAATTACGTTGGTATTCTCAATACTTGTCATTTTAAAAATTTGATTTGATTTTGGTTAGAATTTAGAAATTATGTTAGGTTTTACAATTAAATTGTGTTAATATACCTTTTCTTTTTTATTTTTAAAAAATGTCAATTTTTTAGCAGAGACTTTTCATTTTTATATTTACTAGGTTGTCAAATCCATTATGCATAATGTTACATAAAGAAAATACGACAAATATTGAAAATGTTTTTTTAAGTAAAACCCCCCTCTCATTTAGAAAATGTCTAAAATGATAATAAACTATATATATTTATTAATAAACTATATCCGTACTATTTTTTTACAATTAATTAATTATAATGACATTAATATTTCATTTCGTGTCTAAAATGATAATATTTTTGTCTAAAATGGTAATAAAAATAAAAATAGGATATAATATATATTATGTCTAATTTTGATAAAATGTGCACATCTTCGACAGAACCGGATTTAAAACATTTTTTTTGTAAGGATTGCTACTGCGGATTCAATAAAATACAACACTATAATTCTCATTTACATTCAAATAAACATAAAAATCGTATTTCAACTGAAAATAAAGTTTTACATATTTGTTCTATATGTCAAAAGAATTTTTCTTATTTATCTGGTCTCTCTAGACATCGTTTAACATGTAAAGAAAATAAAGTAAAAGATATATCCAAAGTAGATTATTTAGAAATAGAAATAAAAGAATTGCGTAAAAAAATAGAAGATCTTGAGAAAAATAAAAATAATATTCATATTGAAAACCAAACTAATAATAATATTGAAAATCAAACCAACCATATAATTATTAATTGTTTTGGAAATGAAAATTTAGATTATATTACAGATAAAGTCGTTTTACATTGTATGAGTAAAATTTACGGTTCTATTCCATTATTAATTGAAAAAATACATTTTGATCCTGAACATCCTGAAAATCATAATGTCCAAATACCTAATAAAAAATTACCACATGCTAAAATTATGAATAATAAAAAGGAATGGCAAATTGTACAGAAAAAAGATGCAATTGATTCTATGATTGATAATGGGTATAATATTTTAGATGAGAAATTTCAAGAGAACTCTCATGAATTAGCCGATAATAAACAACAATACTTCCGAGATTTTCAAGCAAAATATGAAGATGGGGATAAGGAAACCATGAAAGATATTAAAGATAGAGTAGAAATGTTAGTTATCAACAATTCTCGTAAATGAATTATATAAAAATATTTTCAAATGAAATTTCCCCCCTCGTGTTTAAAAAAATACCGTAAATGCTAACTGAATAATCAATAACACAGTAAACTTATTGTGTTTCATTATTATGTTTATTTTAATTATAATTGTTACTAGTATGTTTAAGAATTACAATCGATGCTAATCTTTTTTACTGAAAATGCTAATAAATGTAAACAATTCTCTCATAAAAAAAGAGGTGATTCCCTCTAGTTAAGTTACAAATACAAATACAAAAATCTAAGCTAAGTTATAATTATTTCTCTCATTTCTACCAATACATCGGTCTCTTTATAATCCAAGTTCGTTACCGTCGAACGACATAAAGGACATAGTACATCTTTACTATTTCTTAGAGCACCTCCCATAATTTGTCCTACACAGGCACCACAGAAATCATGTTTACAATTAAACACCACATGTTTTTTTACAGATTTCGTTTCCATACATACTGCACAATCCACGTCATGATCGGTATCTACTGGCGTGTGTTTAAGGTACATCCATTTGTTATAACGAGAGTGTCCATTCGCCATCATATCAATTAACATCACACTTCTCACTTTATTCAAATAGATGGTTACCTCTGGTACAGCCACGATTGGACGAGGACGATCTGGGGCATTCTCAGTAAAATTACGGATACTAAAATCATATCCTAGATTCATCTCTGCAAAATGACAATGAATATAATAATGTCTAAAGGTTGGAAACATTCTTATCGTACGACCATAATCACTCCTCTCTCGTAACTCAGTGTTTCTACCTATCCAATTTCCGCCATCCCCATAAGCTTTATCATACAATT